ATATCACCGCTGTCACACTTAGCGGATCTATTTCGTATCGCATCACTAAACTGGCAATAATATCATCTATTTCAAATGATAGTTTTGCTAAATCATCATCACTAGTAGGCATAAGTCACTCCTGTTCAATATTGTCATAGTATAACATAATTACATAGTCAAAAGAGGCAATAGTGGAAAAAAAAACCCCACTCTAGGTGGGGTTAGGGGTGTTTTAATACAAGCGAGGCATCTTGTTGTATCATATAATTGATATAATCACATGCCAAATCCTCATCATTAAAGTACCGAATTACTGTTTGACCTGTATGTATTGAGGTAAACAATACCATAACAAAGCATTTGTATATCGAAAATTTAATCATCCAGTCATTCCGTAGGACTGGATCCCAAGACTTGGTGTGTTTAGTCACATCATACTTGAGTAATTTTCTAAACTGAATCGATTGTGTTTCTTTATTCATACTATTATGTATGTAAAGAGAAACCTCTGGTTATTGCACTTTAGAATACTTACTGTTGCGATATTCTTGTGTAACTTCAGCTAATATAACAAAAAACTTTGCGATTGATTTTAAGACTTTCATATCATACCTCTTCGTTGTAAATTACGAACTCTATTTTCATAGTCTACACAATCTACAGAATCAGCAAGGTAAGCCTCTACCTCGCTTTGATATGATATAGTGAAAGTCTTTTTCACCCAATTCCAAAAGTCAGTCAGACTTGGGGTTTCTACCCCGCTTAACGCATCTAACTCTTTTGACATATTAAACCTTTGCGGTTTTAGCAAACTTTTGAAATGCTGCTGTTGCTTGCTCTGTTAGTGCTTTGTTGGTTTCTACAACTTGCTTAACAAATGCTGTTTGTGTATCAACAAATGCAAACAATGGTTTTTGAATTTCTTTGTCGGTAACAAAAGTGCTAACGAATTGTTTTTTTGCACCTTGAACGGTGTCGATGAATGTATCTACTGCGAACATGTTTATCTCCTAAGACGATTTAAATAGTATGAGCCTCAATTAAGCGCCCATACTATTATATATGTTGCAGAGCAATAAAAACCTAGTGTTTCTACTAGTATGCCTACTCTATTTCAGCTTATGAAATCTTATCTTCATATTGTAACTTTGCCATGATGTAATCTTTTACCAATGATGAACGAACAATATCATCTGCCGTAAATTCAATGCGAGTAAATGCCTTCATATGCATAGCGATATCAAAGAATTTCAATATGCCTGACATGTCGTTTTTCTTTTTGTTCAGGTCGGTTTGTCTGTAGTCACCACACCATAGAATCTTTGAGCGGTAACCAACCCGTGTCATAACGGTATCAATCTCTTCAAAGGTTAGATTTTGCATCTCATCAACAATAATAATGGCATCATCAAATGACATGCCTCGAATGAATGAGGTTGAAATGAATTCTATGTGATGTTGTTCTTCTAATCTATCCCATGCATCACGGCGCCCAAATAGTGTCTCACAAATTTGACGATATGGTTGTTGATATATGTCCATTTTTTCGTTTACATCACCAGGCAAGTGACCTATCTCACGGCTTTGCACCGCTGACCGAACTACAATAATTTTGTTAAATGGATTTGATTTGTCTAATACTTCTTCGATTGCTTTATACAATGCACAAAATGTTTTACCTGTACCTGCAACACCGTGTAGTGCTACAAAGTAATCACCTCTCTTGTATGCATCAAAGAATAATTTTTGATTTTCTGTTAGTGGTTGAAATGTTTTAAGGTCATCAATTCTTACCCTCAATTGATTGGTTTTGTTGGCTATTGTTATTACTTCATTATTTGCTGATTTGCGAGCCATCTAATTTTCCTAGTACATGAGATTTGTGGATTTTACAGGTCACCCATGCGTTATAATATGATTCACTCAAAAGAGCGTGACGATTGAATATTTCAAAAGTCTCTTTATAACTACACTCTGACCGAGATTTACATAAATGTAGGATTTCTCTTGTGTATTGCTCCTCTCCGTTCTTTGTTACTTCTGCCTGTAGTTCAGCATTAGAACCCCAATAGGATTCCCAATCAGAGGTCTTTCTGATTTTCTTTTTCTTGCCTTTGACTTGACGAGTACCTGCCTTGGTAAAGAATTTCTTACCAATATATTTTCTACCTGTTGGGTTGTGCGTAATGAGATAGACAAAGCCGAAATAACCTTCGGCATCGTCAGGATTGAATTCTTCTGCTGTATTATGATAAAACCACACTAATCATCATCCTCTTCGTCCACATATTCATTGGGAGATTCTTCATCTCCTTCAAGTATATATGCGGAACAGAAGGGACAATAGATTGGATCGTCATCACACTTATTCACATCATATTTGATTGTGAAAGATGAATTACAATCTTCACAACTATGATTCAATGTTGCCATCAATTACACCATGATTGCTTAGCTTCACCATAATATTCACGAGCAAAACCATTTTGAATAAGCATTTGTCGTAGTGATTTACCATCTAAAAGGATGTCTCCCAATACACGACCACCGTACTTGTCCCAGTCCATGAGTATGACTTGTCGTTTAGTTGAAGCGTTAATCTGAGCCTTTGTGAAGGCTGTTGCGGCTTCTCCTCTAGCAGCTTCTGAAGGGCAGAGCGCTCTGTGTCCTTTTTCTGGCGTATCAACTCCGAAAACTCGGACTGACAATTCCTTTTTAAGGGGATCTGGCAGAAAGTTGGCCTGAAATGCCACAGTATCACCATCAACGACACGGGTAAGAACCGCATCATAAGTGACACCTGGTTTTTGTTTGCCTTGGGCGATTGCATTGGTTAAACCAAATGCCAATAAAACCGCAATAAAATATGTTGTAATTTTTTTCATTTTCTTATTCTTATGTTAGATGAGCCCACCGTAGTGGGCTCTTTTGGTTTACTTAAATGCGTATTTCAAACCGACTGCGATTTGATTACCATCAAATGCATTTACACGACTCTGGCCTTCTTGACGGCGATAGTCAACTGTTGCTGCCAAGTTCTTGTAAACTGGAACAGAAGCACCAACACCAGCAGTAACGGCATAACCATTTGCACCTGTTTGATTATCCAAATATGCGACACCGCCTTTAACTGCGAGCGTAACAGGACCAACTTTAGCAACATCATATGAGCCAACTAAAGAATAACGGTCTTGGTCGTTTGAACCTTGGGTGAATTTGTTGTAACCAACTTCAGCACCAAATTTACCAAACTTTTCACCAACTGTTACACCATAACCTGTACGGTCTGTACCAGAATAATCACGGGTTCCGTTCACACCGACTTCAACAGCTGATGCGGATAATGCCATAGTGGCAAGAGTTGCAAATAAAATTTTCTTCATATTTTCTTTCTTTATAAAAAAAGTTTACGACCATTCGTAAACACACTAACCGCAACTACACTTAATTTTGTAGTCGCTGATTGCCGCTTTTATAGCATCTTCTGCAAGTATGCTACAATGTATTTTAACTGGTGGTAATGCTAGTTCTTCTGCGATTTCAGAGTTTTTGATTTTAGCAGCATCGTCAATATGGCGACCCTTAACCCACTCTGTAACCAAAGACGAACTGGCGATTGCTGAACCGCATCCATATGTCTTGAAACGAGCATCTCTAATAATACCATCGTCATCTACCTTAATCTGTAATTTCATTACATCACCACATGCAGGTGCACCGACCATGCCAGTACCTACATCTTTATCATCTTTATTGAAAGAACCAACATTTCGTGGATTCTCATAATGGTCTATAACTTTATCTGAGTATGCCATAGTTATACCGCAAACGATGAACCACAACCACACTTGTTGGTTGCGTTTGGGTTTTCAATTACAAAATTGGCACCCATTAACTCTGTTTTAAATTTGATTGTAGACCCTTGTAGGTATTGCATACTCATTGCATCAACCAATACTTGTATTTTATTACAACCTTCTACAATAGGAAATTCAAAGTCATCTTCATTCTTCTCTGATTCCCATGTGAAACCATATG